GGCAAGGCTCGCAAGCTCATCGCTGAGTCTGGTACAGACATCCGCAACACGTCAGATCGACTCAAGGGCAAGACCCGAAAGACTAAGTAATGCTGGATAGACTCATGCTGAGGCTACAAAGCCTCATCTGGCCAGCCGTTATCTCGGCTGCCTTATCCTTCATTGCCGTCCTCGTGAGCCTTCTATCCCCGGATAGAGGCACTTTGGTCCTAGCCCTAGGGTTATCAGCCGTGGCATGGGCATGCCTAGCTCAGACGGTCTAAACGTAATCCCTCCCTGGGTTCGCCCTGGGGAGGGGTTTACTTTTCCTGAAAATGGCGATATAATTAAGCCATCAAGAGGAAAGGAGGTATACGAAATGGCATTCCATGGGTTAGTAAAAGACAGCCCGCTTATTACTGCTGTGCAACGGTCTACTCGTAGAGGGCGTAAAAACGCTAAGTACGAAGATGAAATGGAAGAAATTTTAGCCTTCCTGTTGCCTATGATAAATAAGCTAGAGGCATGGTTTGATTCACATAAGAAAGCTAAGAAGTAACTTAGTTAATAGGACAAGCTGGTACCTAAAGGTGCCAGCTTTCCTAGTTTATGTGATAAAGTAATACCTGCAAGAACCCAACTACGGAGAGACGAAAGGATACGACTATGTCATCCCTTCTTATCTCCGGCCATACGCAAGCGGTAGAGGACAAGCGAAAGCTTGAGGAGCGTATCGGTAGCAAGAAGCCTAATGGGTATTTAACATTGGGTTGTCCCATCCCCGACCTAAGGAGGCGAACTAGCGTTGCTTACACTACGTGGAATTGCAATGTCGACCGTAGCCTATATTACGGCAATAACAATTGGACTCTTCTCAGTATCAATGCTGTCAAGCAATGCTGCGTCAAGTCCAATAAGCATGGAGTTACCAGCTCACATCAAACAGATCGAAGCTGAAGTAACTAACCCACTGGTAGTACTAGAGGGTGCAAAACAATTAACTCAGCATGAGCTCGTAGAGCTGCTAGCGGCTGTTGGCTTTGAGGGCAAGGCTCTCAAGACTGCATGGTCCGTTGTTATGCGTGAGTCTCGTGGGCGACCTGTTGCCCACAACAAGAACGCCAACACTGGCGACAACTCATATGGCCTATTCCAAATCAACATGATTGGCAGCTTAGGCGTTGACCGATTAGCTAAGTTCCAGGACAAGATTGGTATCGCTAAGGTTACTGATCTATTTGACCCTGTAGCAAATGCTAAGGCTGCCTACTACATGACAGCAGGTGGTAAGGACTGGGGCTCATGGGGACTAGGCGCTAATGCCTACGATGGTGATGCCATCGAGCCTGCGGTGACCAAGTGGTACACCGAATTCCCAACAAAGTCAAAGTCCTAGGATAGGAATACTATTACACCATGGACGAATTAAATACTGAACACATCGAGCCTGCGGCTGTCGATGAGGCACCTGTAGTTGAGGCGCCTGCTATCGTTGAGCCTGAGGCTATAGTTGAACCTACACCTGAACCTGAGCCTGAGGTAATCCCTGAGGTTGTGCCTGAACCTGTACATGTTGAGGAGCCTAAGGCACACACGCCTAAGGCTAACCAGTCTGTCAGTGGCAATGGCGTCGATGAGGTCCTCCTAGCAAATTGCATTTACAAAAATGTATATGCTCGTAAGTCTTTATCTGTACACCATCTACAACGTCGCCTCATTGAACTTGGTTTCAAGGACGCTGACGCTGACAAGGATGGCTGGCTAGGTGATGAGACTGTAGCTGCTATCAAGAACTTCCAAGCAAGCAAAGGCTTGGATGTAACTGGATCTGTTGATGCTACAACATTGACTAAGATCTTTGAAGGAGATCACAATGTCAAGGTAGTGCTTTAAGACTACTAAACAAAAGCTTAAACAAAGGAAGGCTGGTCAGTGCTAAGGCATTGGCCAGTCTTCTTTTATGTTGCAACAGACATAAGGCACTATAGGCTGCAACAAATAAAATAAAACAATTTCTTCTAAATTATTTCTTAAAGACTATTTCTCGCTCGCAAAAAGAAAAAATAGTTGGAGACGTTTTTGAAAGTGTCTCTACCTATACGAATCCCATTCTCACGTCCAAGCCATTTTAACCAAAAGGTACTGTTTCTGCTCCGTTTGTACACAATACTATAAGCGCTTTTTGTACACATTCGTCCTCTAAGGTGATACAGTATTCTCATGGCGCATACACCCGACCTCCCAAAGAGCGAGGCCGATTTCCTAGCCTCCCTTTCCAAGGAGCAGCTATGGCGTCGTGTAAAAGACCTCAATGATGCAGGCTGGACCCTTCAGTCCATAGCCGACGCGTTTGACCCACCACGGCGTCGCTCAACCGTACGCTCCTGGGTTATCAAGGATACACCCGAGTGCATTTTTGTCACCGCGACCCCTACGCCTCCAAAGCCTAAGCCAAAGTCGAGACGTAAACGTCCACCGTCACCTGGGATTCCTGTAGATCAGCAACTTCAAATTGCAAGATTATCACCGCTAGCGCGACGCTATCGCGCCCGCACAAATCCAGGGTCTGCTTCTTTCACCGCGAATACCCAGTTAACTGTCATCGCAGGAGAGCTGTATCTAAAAGGTGTTACCGTATCTGAGCTAGCCCGTGCTTCAGGAGTTACCTATCGCGCGATGAAACGTAGAGTAGACAGGGCCAACTCACAATGAAGGTAAAACACGATTTCTTCCCTGCAACGATAGTTGCCGTCGCTCCCGGCGTTGTCGAGGATTTCACCACGGTGACGACAAACCTTGCGGATGTGCCTAACGGCAACAAGTACCTTGAACGCGTACGCGTCGTAGTTATGACCAAGGACGACGGCACGGACATTCTTATGGTCGCAGGTGATCACCACTCAGGACCACGACTTATCTTCTCCGAGCGCTTAACCAGCCTAAACTGGTCTGGCGACAAAACAAAGGATTCCCAGGCACTAACAGAGTCAGGGAAAATCATAGCGTTTCGTAAGACCCAAGGTTGCTCAACCTGCGGCAGCAGATTGAGATCTTGGAGCCCTTATAAAACCATGGACTCAGTAAAGGACCCAACCGAATGAACCTAGACACATACATGATTGAACGCATGCCCGTTGCGCACGTGATTATCCTTGCGCTCTTCGTCTATCGCGTTACACGCCTAATTACCATCGACGAGATCTTTGAACCCGTCCGCGCCTTCGTCTGGGACAAGACAAAGACAGGCTCCCACCTAGCATATCTCGTAACCTGCTCCTGGTGCATCTCGTTATGGGTTGCGCTCCCAGTTGTGTTTTCTTATGCGTTTTTTCCAAGTATGACTATCCTAATCGGGTGTATATTTGCCCTGTCCGCTATAGCTGGACTTATAACTGCGCGCCTGGATTCATAATCCATGCACTCCGTTAATCAACGACGAGGAGTAATTTAGAGTGGCACTTTTCTCTAAGGACGACAACACTAACAACCGTCCTGTCTCTAAGTCTCGTCGTATCACCGCGAGCGCTCCTCGTAACCCAAAGAAAGCTACTGTAACTCCTGCTCCTATTCCTGGTGCGTATCAAGCAGTGTCATACTCTGCACCTCGCCCTATTACTGCGGCGGCTGTTCAAATGAAGTTGGACGATAAGGGTGAAGTTGAAAAGTTTAAGCAACGTCGAAAAGGCGGATCTACCGACTGGCAACACGAAGCCTGGGAGTACTACGACGCCATCGGCGAAGTTAAGTATGCGTTTAATCTTGTCGCGTCCGTCGTATCGCGTATTCGTTTATACGCTGCGGCTGTTGACAATCCTGCGGAGAATCCAGTAGCTGCTCGGGACAGTGATGTCATTGACCCAAATCTTGCGGCCGCCGCAGAACGCGCATTAGCACGCTTAGACTCCGCGTACGGCGGACAAGCTGGGCTTTTGCGGGACGCGGCATTGAACTTATCCGTTACAGGTGAATGCTACCTGGTCCAATTCCCAGAGCGTAAAGGCTCAGGCGTTAAAGAGTCATGGGACATTCGCTCGACTGATGAACTGCAACTTGATGCAAAGAACCAATACACAATTGTTCCACGTCGTGACGTTTTAGCGTCTGGCTCATCTGGTCCTTCACAAGGATACAGACTTCCTAACACGGCGTTTGTTGGACGCATCTGGAGAGCTCACCCACGCTACTCCGAAGAGGCTGACTCTTCAATTAAGGGTATCCTTG